TAATAATCCTTTTGGGTTTTTAATATCTGCAAAGTATTTTGTTAAACGAACAACATCTTCAGCAGCTGATAATGGAGCTAAAATGCCGCCTCTTAATACAAAATCGTTGTATAATGTTGGGTTTAATGAGTCGTTTATTAATCCTTTTTTAATATAAGGTTGGTTACTACTTCCTCCTCCAGGTCTATCGTTTCCAAAAGGAATCTCTCTTGGATTTACGTTATTAGTATTTATAACTCCCTTTTGATTCTCCTTATAGAATTTAAATCCTCCAGGATCAGTTAACAATGTAACAAGAAAAGAACCCATAATGTTATTAAATTAAAAATTAAAATTGGTTTACATATCCTTTTCCAGATAATGAATTGTATTTTGGTTTGTATTTGGGATCAGCTGTTACAGGGTCATTTATATCTAAATCAGTTGGTTCAGGAAGTGGTGTGTTTTTTCCATCTACATAATCTTGATAATATGAATTAATAGTAGAAAAATTATTGCCTGTTACTGAATATCCGTTTGAAATTTCTGTTGAAGGGTCATAATGTAATGAATAATTTCTATCAGAGTTACCATCTCCTGCTAGTTTATTAAATGATGGATCATTTCCATTACTATAACTAAAAGCAGACCCCTTTTGTATTAATCTTTCTTTTATACCTAACTTATTTGAAGGTGCAAGATTAGTAGTTGGAGTAGGGGTGTTTGCAGATATTAAAGGCATAATTTAATAAGATTAAATATTATCCAAAAGGTGTAGCCGTGAAATTATTGTTTAAAGTTGTTCCACCAACTTCAGGAGCATTTAAAACGTATTGTACTGGTGTTGCACCATTCAAATCTAATGCTGAAGGGAGTGGCAATGGAGTCATTTGTCCATCTTGATATGCATTCATTTGATTTGATATCTGATTTAAAAATGCACCATTCAATGAATATCCAGGTGTTCCATCAGAATGGAGTTTGGATTGTTGAGTAGATAAAGGATTGATAGAGGGATTTGATCCATCATTGTAGCTTAAATTTGATCCTTGAGTTGTTAATTTGTCTAATAGTCCCATAGTAATTTATTTTTATTATAAATATTAAATGTTATGAAATTCGATAGCTATTTTTTCTGCTTTCGTCTCCTTGTGTATTTGGTTGCGCACCTGTTGTGGCTTCAATTACTTTTTTACCATCAATTGATACATTGATTGGTCTATTTGCTATAGCTGCTACCATATTTTTTAATTCACGAAGTTCAGCGGATGAATTGCCTCCTCCACCTCCACCTAAATTGGTTCCAGCAATAATACTATCTTTTTTATTTAATTGGATGGATCCTTCAGGACCTGATACTACCATCCCTCCGGTAGGGCTAATAACTCCATCATTCATCATAGCATATGCTCCTACTCCAGCCATAACGGCTGCTAAACCTCCTATAATTAGGGGGGTTGCAGCTCCTAAAGTAGATGCTTCTGCCCCTGTTACTTTTAAAGCAGTAACTATACCCTCAGCAGTAGCTTGTTCTTGAGCAGCGGCTTTTAATTTTCTAGATAAAGCAACTTGGGCTATCATGGATCCTACAGAAGTAGCCAATCCAAATACCATTCTTCCAGCAATTATTCCTGCTACAATAGAAATGGTGGTTTTAATACTTTCAAATAATCCTTTTAACCTATCTGCTCCTTTTTCAGCATCCCCAAACCAATTTACAAAATCAGCAGCGGGACCTTCAACAATAGATGAAAGCATGGATTTTAATTTTTCTACAGCAGCATTAAATGTTTCTTGAGCGGAAATTTCTTTTAATGCGGCCTGAGCTTGTTCTTCATTACCTGCGGATGCAAGTAATTTGTTGGCTTCATCTATTTTTCCTTGAGATCTTAATAATTCGGCTTTTTCTTCTAATTGTTTTTTAGTTTCACCACCTAATTTAGATAAGTTTTCTTGGGTTATTAATGAATTTGCTAATTCATCGGCACTCATACCAACAGCTTTAGCTAATTGTTCCTGTTGTAGAACATTCATTTTAGTGAAATCAGCAGCTGATCCCACTTGTTTAGCCATTTCTGCGGCTGCTCCAGCTGCATCTCCATTAAGAGCTAAACCTCTAGCACGTTCTAAATTAAGTGATTTACCCGTTAATAGTTCTGCACTTAGTTCATTTTCAATAGATGATTCAAAATCAAGTAAACTATTTGCTGCTTTAGATGCTTGTTCTAAAGTAAGTCCTAATTGTTTAGTTTGAACAACCGCTTTAGCAATCAATGCGGGGTTATTAGCATATTGAAGTCTTAATTGGCCTGATATTTTAGCGACTTCTCCAATTATTTTTTTATTATCTAATTGAATTCCTGTTTGTTTAGCTAATGATGAGGTTTGTTTAATAACGGAATCTGTTACTTGTTCAGCAGTCATTCCATTAGACATAGCTAATTGTTGAATACCTGCGGCTTCATCTGCTTGGAGCCCCATTTCTTTGGTGAGCATAACTTGGTCTCTAACCTGTTTTTCTGAGAAACCACGAGTTACTCCAAAAGCATCTGCTAATTCAAATTGAGCTGCAACTAAGTTTTGTGTGGTTTCAAATATACTTTCACCTGAGTTCTGAATTTCTATAAATCTATCTCGAGTTGCTTCTGCCTCTTCTCTAGAGGAAGCCATTGATTTAGATAGATTAGTAATTTCTGTATCTGCTTTAAATCCAGCTTCCAGAAACATTTTAAAGCCTTTAACTAATAATCCTACAGAAACTAAAGGATCAGATAAAGTAGACATTAAACTTCCACCTAAACTCTTAAAGGCGGCACCCATAGCTCCAAACTTACTAGCACCGTCCGCAGCAGCATCTCTAGCGGATTTTAATGCTTCTTCAGTTTTTAAGAATTCACCTACTATGGGAATTTTGGATATTCCTTTTAACAAGGTCCCAGTAATACCTGTTTGTTTTGTGATTCTTATTTGAGCATCTAATTGGGATTCAACATTTTTAAGAAGTTCTTCTTCTATTTTGAATCCTTCTTTTTTGGCTCTAAGTAATGCTCTTTCTTGTGCATTTAAACCTTTTCCATTTTTTAATCTATCAGCAGATGCTTTAAGTTCTCTCACGGCAATTTGAGATTTTTCTTTTAAAGCCTGTAGTTGTTTTTCGTTTAAGGTAGATATTTCTTCCTCGGAGTTTTGAAGTTTAAGGGCTATACTTTCCAGACTTGAATAAGCTTTGGAAGCATCTTTTACTGAGTTAATCTGTTTCCCTAACTCAGCATTTATCTCTCTGAGAATGTCTCTTTGTTCCTTAAATGATGTATTATCAGGTTGTCCAGGTTGAGTAGCCATTTAAAATATTTTGTTATAAATATTAAAGATCAACATTTTTAACTATATTTTGCAGGTTTTTTAGCATTAGCTGCTTTTTGTAATAGTTCAGGTGTTTTTATAGTACCATCAGAATTAATTACTGTTTGCTTACCACCTTTATTTTTTCCAGGATTTTCAACAGCTTCTTTTTCTTCTTCGTAGTGATTTCTTATTTCATTAAAAGTCCAACGGCGAAGCCATATTGGCATATTATAAACAGTATGCCAATCGTAACCTCCTTTACCGTAAAAAACTATTTGATGTATTTGATTAAATAGGGATGCTCTAGCGGGAGCAATATTATCAGATGTCAGGCCAAAAAAAGCTAACCCCAATTGGGATATTGACTCTATTGCTCCCCCCACTGGGAAAAAATGTCAGGTCAACATCTGGTTGGATGTCTTTAATGTATTCTCTTAATGCTCTTGCATCTTTAGCTAATAAGTAATTGTCTACGAACTCGCGAATGTCTTTTTTTTCACGATTTCCTTCTACCGAAGTAATCATATATTTTAGACGTGTAGACATTTCCGGAGAAGAATCTTTGTTGATTTTTTTAAGTCCTTCTAACTCACGGCTAATATCTTGCTCGTCTTTATGTGTTAGAATTTTAAAAGCAACAGTATTATTTGAATGTGGGAGAGTAAATGTAAACTCATTTGCATTACTTGTAAATAATTCTTCTTTAAGAGGTTTATTTTCAATTTGAGTTAAATCTACTGTTTGAGTTTCACCACCATATTCAAATACATAATCTGAACCATATCCTAGAATACGGGCTGCAATCATAATTGCGTTTTTATCTCCGATTAGTAAATCATCAAAATTGATTTTAGATACAATTAATGATTTCATTAATCTATCTAAAACAGTACCATTTCTGATATATGATTGGTTGGTAAGGATATCTTCTTCCTTAGCTGTCATATATTTCATTTCAACTGTACCTTTTGCTAATTCAGAGTCTTCGGGATAAAGTAAACCTTTAGATGGTAATTCAACGATTTCCGTTGGCATTTTGAACTTTGATTCTTCCATAATTTTTATTTGTTATAACTTAATTGTCTTATATACATATATTAAAGAGTAGTAATATTATCAGAATTTACATTATATGATAATACTCCATCTATTTTCAATATTTCTTTGCGTATTTCTTCCATTTTTGATCTATCAAAACCACCTTTTACAATCCAAGGATGTCCATCAACTTTAATAGTTACTATAGTTTGAAATTTCTCAGTGTTTTGCTCACTATATTCCATTGGTTCTTTAGCTGATGCTACTGTAATACCTGGGAGGGAACGAATATCTGAAAATATTTCTTTTTGTGGTCGTTTTTTGATGTTAGTAATAAGCATGCCAACCATTTTGAATTTGTCTTGGTATTCTTCATTAAGCTTTCTACTTAACTCTTCTTTAACTAACGTACGTAGATTTTCTAATTTCATACTATTATAAATATTGCATTATCTAATAAGATTAACACTTCCTGCAAACTCATATGCACCATCATTCTTTTGGCTGCCAAAATGGATTGTGTAGTTATATAGTCCTGGGGTTACTGGGAAGTTAGAATATGTTCCATCCCAGTAATCTGTATGGTCATAGCTTTCATATATCAATTCTCCCCATCTATTGTAAATTTCTACATGAAAATCAAATGGATCAAATCCACTTGTGAAAGTCCATTTAAAAGTATTATTGTGTTCATCTCCATCCGGTGTAAATGAATTTGGTACATAAAATAACAGTTCAGGACATTGAACTATAGTAACTAAATTAAATTGTGGTGATGAAGGACATCCATTTGAATAATGTACTACCGAAATATCAAACATTCCAGGTGTGTTCCAAGCGATATTTAGTGTTTCTGTTTGGACGGTATTATTCAATATAGTCCATTCATTATAACCGGGTAAAGAAGCAACTACCGAATATATGCTTGGTATAGAATCACCTTCACATAGCTCAAAAAATTCATTATATGGGGTAATTGGGGTAATAGTTGGCTGTTCGTAAACAGTAATATTAATTGTAGTATCGAATGAACATCCACTTTGCAAATAGGTATAAGTTATAAAATTATCTAGTGTATCAGCAAATGCAGGATAAAAATCATTACCCATCATTCCTGTTCCACTAAATACACCCCCAAGTGGGGTAGCATTTAACGTTGAAAACTCATCATTTGAACAAAACGGACCTGCAGGATCAATTACAGGTAAAATATTAAAGACAGTAACATCAAATGAAGCAGGAATACTTGTACATCCATTTGGACTAAGAGCTGTAACATTTACTACTCCAGGGATAAATCCTGATGGTATAGAGGTATAATCTACTATTATAGAAGTTGTGCCTTGACCCGAAACAATATTACCGATACTGCTCCATTGATATGTGAATCCTGCTCCCAAATTGGGTACATTATACACTTCATTGGTTGTATTAAAACAAACAGTATCCGACGCTACTATAGGGCCTACTACAATAGGAGCAGGGTTTGTTAGCGTAGTAGTTCCCGAAACCGTACAACCAGCAGCATCAACAATTGTAAAATTGTATGCACCAGCACACAATCCAATTGGATTAAAACCATTTGCAGATCCATTCCATGAAATAGTTTGAATACCCGTTCCACCATTTGAAAATACACTAATAGCACCATCACAACTTCCAATACAATTTGGATTAAATGGAATTACTGTAGGGGGAGGTAAATTTGGAGGACCAGGTGCTACTAGTACTGTATCAGGTCCTAAACTTGTTCCTGCATTACATGAAGACCATCCTGCATTACATATTGGATATTCTAAATGGCAAGTATATAGTGTTGGTCCAGTTGGGGTAACGGTAAGTGTAGGTCCTGTTCCAATTGCTACAGGATTTCCTACTTGATACCAAGTTAATGTTGGAGTAACTACTGGTCCACTAGGAGTCCATCTCCAAGCATCGTTATTTGCTGTCCAAGCTGTAGAATTTCTTCCAGGTACTGTTACTGCTGCAGTTCCTGTGGAATTATGGATTCCTTCAGTAGCTGTTCCACCTTGCCATTGTAAACAAGCAGGTTTTGATTGAATGTAATTGGAAATGTAGTTGGTTGATTCTTCAATTACAATATGGAAATTTCCTTGATTTCCAGTACAAGAAAACATAGGCATATTTATCCAACTTACAATTAATTTTCTACACGGAGCTATACCTACAGTTTGATATTTAATTTGCCCCCCAATTCCAGGATGCCAATCCTGCCAAGGTCCCATAATACAATTTTTAGGTACTAGAGCATTTGCCGTTGGTAATGGGGATGAAGTAAATGTAGTAGGTTGTCCTCCACTAAATGAAATCCAACCATTTGAACCAATATAGAATTGGCTATATGTTTGTCCATAGAAACAAAAGTTGAATCCAATAGCAAATGGTCCTTGTTGGGAATCATCCGTCATAAAAACAGATGTCCCTGTATTTGTTTGAGCTACATATGGTATGGAAGCAACGGTGTAATTTGTTGTTTGATTGGGGTTATTACCTGCTCCACATTGGCTTAAATTTGCGGTTAAAGTAGTTGATCCTACACCACAAGATAACAGTTGATCAGGTCCTAAAGCAGGACAATATTGACCGTATCCTATACTAGCCAATAAAAGGAATATTAATAATTTTTTCATAAGCCCAATATATTGAAAGAAAGTAAAAGCCCCAAATTTCTTTGGAGCTTTCATATACTTTGTTGTTTTGTTCTTAGTAGTTCAAGATACAGTAATCTGGTTGAACTGTTACTTGGATATTTACTGGTGTACCATCGTCATCCCAGTTGTAATCTCCAAAGTTAACTTCTGTAATTACAGCTCCTTTAATAATCCATTCTGAAACGATATCACCTACAGGTCCGATTACGTTGAATGTGATATCTTTTTTATAGAAATCAGAATATCCATCTCTACCTGTTACTGACTCGTGACCTAAACGTACCCATTCCATTACTGCTTGTGCACCTGATGGAGTGATTGATTCGTACATTGTAAATTGAATAGTATTCCATACTGTTTTTCCTTTCACATAACGTTGAACGTTGATATGGTTAAGAGCAACTGCGGTTTGAGTTAAACTTACAGCTCCTACTCCTTTAACTAGGTATGAAGGAACTCCATCCATATAAAGGATAAAACGGTTGCTTTGTTTAGGTTCAAATGCCGTGAAAAATATTTCGTTTGGATTTAAAATTGCCATTTTTTGTTATTTTAGTTTCTTTTATTATAAATATTTAATTATCTGCCTTTTTACCCTGGGAATTCAGTTCCTGTTGGAGTTAAGATGAAATCTAGAGATATAAATTCAGCTGTGCGTGTTGGTTGGATATAAATTTGTCCTACTAATTGGTTTTGATCAATTACTGCAGGTCCGTTATTTGTTGCATCCATTACTACTTTGTAAGCGTATAATCCTTGTTTTTGTTGGATTCCTTCTAAGAATGGAGTAACACGTGCTACAAATGAATTTCTTGTTGCGATAGTGTTTTGTTCAAATACTACTGTATCTGCAATTTGGCGAATATATGATTTTAATTCAATCATCAAACGACGTACATTTACACGATCAAGAGCAGAAGCTGCTTTTTGTAACGTTTTATTTCCGTATACTACAACACCTTGTTTAGGTAATGTTGCTAATGGATTAATATTACTTGAATATAATGTATCTTTGTTTCCTTGAGACAATTTAAATTGAGCTTGTAATACTGTAGATAATCCACCTCTGTTGATTCCTGCAGGTGCAAACCATGGAGCAGCTACTTTATCATTGAAAGCATATACACCTGGTATTACAGTTGAAGCTGGTACCCATACTTGTTTTCCTGTTGCTGGGTCTACGATACGGACCCAAGGCCAGTAGGTAGCGGCATATGAAGTATCTCTTGTTTGTGCTTGAGTTACTGCACTAGCAACGGTTCCATTATATAATGTTAAATCTGTTACAAATAAATTATCTCCACGTTGTTGTGTGTTAGAAATAATATTTGTAATTTGTGTTGGATGGGCATCATTTGTTAATCCAGGAGCAAACAATACATTAAATTGATATGCTTCTGGGTTTCCAAGCAATGAAATCATGTTGTTATAGCATGAACCTATTAAACCTTGAGTATTAATACCGATATTATCATACATTGTAGCTCCTGTAGATCCTGAAATGTCTCCAGTTGCAGTACTAAATGATCCACTTCCATCCTTTGGAATAGATGCGGTATATGCACTTACTGGGGCTCCATTAGAATCAAAATAGTTTGGTGTTGGATAGTTAACCGCTTTAACACGTACAAATCTAGATGAGTTTGGATAACTTCCAGACAATTCCATTTGTACTGTAGATGAATTATAATTTAATGTTTGATCACCAATTACTGCAGAAATATATCGTGGAGAATTTGGATCTAAATTAACACTATTAAATGCTTCTAAAACAACTTTATTGTTTGTAGTATCATTACCCCGTCTAATTACTACGTTAAATGTACCTGATCCGGTGTTGGAATTTGTAATTTCAAATCTAATATTATCTGCTGATCCAGAAACTAATGATCCAGAAGTATCTAATGAGCCTGAACTGTTCATGATAACACCTTCAGAAATCGTTTCTAAAGTGAATGAAGATGAAGCTACGTTCAAATAATTTGAAGCTACGGTACTAATTGCGGATGTATATGATCCTGTTACTACACGTGCTACCAATAATGAAGTTCCACCGTAGTTGAAATAATTGTAAGCTGCAATTGAAGTAAGGTATGAATAAGCGTTACCACCACTAATAAAACTATCTCCAAATAACGTTACGAAATCAGAG